TATCTAGACCAAGCACATCATTGTCTCCGACAGTGGACATGTTCTTCTTAGTAATCTTTGATGCTGGTACCCGGTACGCAAGCTCAGTCTTAGGCTTGTCCATACCATCCATGATAGGTCTGAAGAAGAATGGTAGCCTGCTATTAATAGGTACCACCTTGTCAGTGAACATCTTCTTAGCATCAGCACCTGTCTTTGATAGTATACCAACACGAGAATCACGAGCAAGAGTGGCTATGTTAACGCACTCAGATGATGACATGAACGAGAATCCTGAGCGTCTAATCTTTAGGTAAATCATACCAAATGCTCTCATGTCTGCCTTGCATGCTTCCCAGAAGATAAAGAATATACGGTTAGCCTCACGGTAGTCTGCGTATCCTACGTCAATACTAGACCACTGCAAGTACATGTAGTGAGATCCTGTGATGTATGTTGGCTGACCATCATTCATGAACCACATCCCATCCTCACGCCTATTGAACTCATCCTCGATGTAGTCCACCCACCTGTCCTTAAACTCAGCAGGCATCTCGTTCCAATGGAAGATTGACTGTATCTTCAGCAACTCCTTTGGTAGGTCCTGTCTCTCCCAGTACTGCATAGTGGCAGCGTTGCTCCTACTATAGCACTCCTTAGGTGCCTTAGGCAGGGCAATATATAGACCTGAGATATTTATAATATCCCCTATCTCTCCGTTCCTAGATATAACGACCATGTCGTACTGCTCATTGTAGCCGTACATCCATGACCTTCCGCTGTTCTTTTTACTGAGAGCGTTCTGAGGTACGTAGTCCTTAACGATTCGATATAGACCTTCGCTCTGCAAATCCTTGTTTGGTTTCTGTTCTGTTAACTCCCTTATCCAACATCTCAAGAGCTTCACGCTCAGCCTCTATTCTATTGAGAATCTCAAACGCATCAAAGATGGCTAACTTCTTTGTAGCTGCGGCATTCTTTAACCTATCGGCAGACAATTCATCCTCATCATCATGCTTAATGATTGCCTCCTTAGCCACCATAATAAGCTGCTCTACAGCCTGGTGCCCTGCCTCAATAATCTTTAGCTTTATCTCTCTCATTACTTTCTTTTTAAGAATATAACCTGTATCAGACGAGAAGATTCACCTTCACCAAAGTTCTCGAATATGTTTCTGCTGTGTCTTACCTGTGAAGTAAAGCAGAGCATTCTATTGTATTTAGAGTACACCACACAAGATGGTTTATCATCTGAGTCGTACATTGTTGTTCCATCATTTTCTGGATGTTCCTTGCTAAGATAAAGAATAACAGTCAAGTCACCCATCATCTCATCAGAGTGAATATAGTTTGGTTCCTCTTGACCGTAAGGAGACATGCGTACAAAGTTGTGTGCAATATCAAACTTACCCCCGAAGTACTCCATTACAACTTTAGAGAACTCATCATCTTCTCTTGGCTGAATATTCTTGAATGCCTTGTCCCCATCTGGAACATCAACAAACTTATTAGAATAAATTTCTTTAACGTATGAATCAGGATCTGATAGAATATCGTCCTTAACAAATAAATAGTTCATAGCTTAATAGTTATCTGATGGTCATACATCCTATACAGCTTCTCTCCATCCACATCAAACTCATACTCGCTGTCAGGCTTGAAGCAAACCTTGTCACCTGCACTAATGCCTTGAGATATGAGGTAAGCATTTGGATACACCATTTCGCCCATGAGTGGCTCATCAGTGAATGGCTTCTTAATATACGAATCAATTACTGGTATTGGTTTAACAAAGCAGTAGCGGTCATAGGTATACCATGTATCTCCCCTACGGTATAGGTAGAACTGATCAGGCTCTATGAAGAACTTATCGTCTCTAAAAAATGAACGACCACTCTTACGTCTTCCCTTCATGTCGTTGTAGAACTTGAAGGCGTTGTGGTGTACTAGTAGTATGTCACCTATCTGAATAGGACCATCGTATCCATAGGGCACCTCAATCACTTCAGCATATCTATTGGAGAACCTGTAGTCCTCCTCTGATGTGTTGACAATGAACTCAATGCCACCAATATCCTTGGTATTGCTGTATCGCTCACCCTTCACAGGTGTTACGATAAAATCAAATGGGGACTGCATTAGTAGTTTATATTGTATTCAATAGCGACAGGCATAGTGTAGTTGAATTCCTTCCACATCACTACCTCCTGCTTATCGTTTATAATATAGATCCTAATTGATCCTGTATCGGTGACAAACTTAATGAGATGAATCTCATGGCTATCACCAAGGACCTTCTGCCCCACAATGTAATGCATTGAGCTGCCCTTATAGTCCGGGCCTACCGATATCTTTCTTATGTCCATTAGATTAAATTTAATTCAACTTACTACCAGACTACTCCGGCAGTATCTGTTCCTGTGATTCTGTATATGTTTCCTGCTACCAATCCACCTGCCTTTGCAGCTGTGTTGTTAGCGAAGACAGGCACACTTGGTAGAGGCATTGATAGAATGCTTCCGATAGTATAGTTCTTAGTGATGTTGCTATCCTGAGCATCAGTACCAATGAGCTTGTCTGCATAGGATACAACTGCGTCAGTTGTATATGAGCTTATCTTTGCCATGATTATTCAGCAGTTATAGGTTCAGGTTGTGGTGGCACTGGTGGCACATAGTCACCTGTGATGGTTAGGTTCAGCTGCTCTGCTACCCAGTCCCATGCGTAGGAGTCCACCTCCCATTGAGCATATGCTTCACCTGTCATGGTCAGGTTCCCTTGTGCTAACTGAGGACCAACTGCTAGGTCTACAGTCTCAGCGAATAGCTGGTAGTAGAATGTAGCAGAGGTGCTAAGTGTTACATTGATAGCGTAAGCATTTAAAATCTTAGCTTCCTGTACTGTTCCGTTGTCCCAGATTGAGACTGCATCAATTGTTTTCATTTGTTAATGTATCTAGTTGTTGTTTAAGTTCTTGAATTGCTTTTACCATTGTGGATAAACTCTCTTACCTCTTGAGCTACCAAACCAACTTGTTTTTCATCTCCATCTTTTTGGAAATCCATATTGTACAATTTAGGTTGTAAACCTAGAATTGATGAGAGACCATTTGTGTAAGGCTCAAAGTTTCTTTTTCTTTTGATGTCTGAAGCAGGAATCCAAGCGGATGATGAATTTAAAAGAACGTATCCACCGTTAGTTGAATAACCGTATAATGCTGAACTAATTCCTCCTATATATCCACTTGTAACACCTTGAAATCCTACACCTAAAGCAAGAGAATTATTACTTGAGTTAACAAGTAATGTGTTTCCACTTCCGTTAATAGTAGCGTTCCCATTAACCTGAAACTTATTTCCGTTATCTGACCCTGTACCAATTAAAACATTCCCAGAAGTAGCAAAAATATTAATTCTTTGAATATCATTTGTTCTAATAACTAAGTCATGTGCTGATTTTGTTCCCATATATCCAGCACCATCAAAAGCCATCTCGATAATCCCAGCGTTGTTACTACCTCTAGCAACTATATAAGCAGTACCAGCCCCACCATTAACGTCTAAATTTCTTGTTCCATAAGTTACTGGAGTTTGTGTTCCAATTCCAACGTTGCCTCCTGCTGTTATGGTCATTCTTAGGGCATTGTTAGTACCTATTAAAATTCCATAATTTGACCTTTGATATAAATAAGCATTACCATCTCCTTCACTTGAAAGAATATCAAAATTAGTAGTTCCTCCACTACTTTCTAATCTTAAGCCAGTTGTGCTACCAGAGGCTGCTTTAACGTGTAATGTATAAGAAGGACTAGTTACACCAATTCCAACATTTCCGCTTGTTGCTAAATATAAATCAGCAGGGTTTTGTCTACCTGAAAAAGCTAAAGGTTTATAAGCTGAACCGCTTGCGGTATAACTTGAGGAAATAAAATTTGCAGCAGTTCCATCACTTGGAACAATTTCTATTAACTCAACACCTCTTTGAAAATATGTTCTAGCAAATGTACTATTATGATTAACAACTAAAGAGGCTACATTGTAAGGATTAGTTGTCGTTCCAATCAAGACGTTGCCAACCTCATTCACTGTTAATCTTGGAGATAAGGTTGAGCCAGTACTTAATGTTATGGCTCCATTATTTAAACTAATCTGAGAAGTATTAGGATAGGTAGCTGAAGAGCCTTGATTTAAAACAAGAGAAATACCTCCGTTAGATAATCCAATACTAGGATATGTTGTAGCAAGTGTTCCACCCTTGAATAAAATTCCAGGATAATTAGTATTATTAGCTGTTGACCCTTCAATTTGCAAATAGTTAGATGCAGTAGTACCACCAGCTGAATTAGTAATAGTTACTCCTCCATTTACTTGTAACTTAGCTCCGTTGTTGTCTGTTGTTCCTATTAATACATTCCCACCATCAGTAATTCTAAGTCTAGGATTTCCAGATACGTTGGTATGAAAATCTATATTTGTATTTCCTAAAAAAATAGCACTTCCAGTTCCTCTACTGTTATTTATTAATAATTCAAAATCATTTGTGTATTGAATTCCTCCAGATTTACTTTGCCCTAAAGAATCAAAAAGCAATTGCGAACCATTGCCAACAACATTTACTTGAGTAGCATTTGATTGTATGATACTATTTCCAATCGTTGTGCTTCCAGTAAAAACGGGAATCGTTCCGCTTGTACCAGTTCCACCTACAGGATTGGCAGGAATGTTACTAGTTAATGCTACGGTACCTGATGCGTCAGGAAAGTTTATAGTTCTATTTGAAGTAGCAGAGCTCCCAAACAATTCAATATAATTTGAAGATTCATTTGTTGCTCCATAAAGTCTTAGCAATGGTGCTAATAATCTATTTACACCTGAATTATAAATCATTGTAATTGATGGAACAGTTCCTCCACTACCATCCATTCTTGTGGTGCCTGTTAAAATACCACCTGTTAATGGAAGGTAACTACCGCCAGTTGCTGGAGCAGCACCTATATCTGAGAGGAGTTCTGCACCTGTACGGTATTTAATAATCCCAGTATCAGATACTAGGAACTTATCTGTATCACCAGCAGCCTGAAGAATAGTGTTTATATCTAAGCTTCCTGCAATGCCTACATCCCCATTGGCACCTAAGTCAAAGTAGTTTATCAGTTCCGATGTTCCAGTATTCTTGCTCATTATTTTATTATCTAATCATTACTGTTAATTCTAGGCAAAAATAAGCGTTTGATGTTGTTGAAATTACAAGATTTGTTCCAGAACCACTTACATTGCTAAGTGAACCTCCTGTATTTGCTGTGGGACCATATTCTGCACCACTCCAAGTTCCACTTGTATTTCTTGATATGTAAAATTCTCTAGCCTCTGAACCACCACCTGACGTTAATCCACAATATTTTCCAAAAATTGCCCACACATTACCTGTGACAAGACCCATTAATGGAAATTCTGCTGGTATGTTTATTGTTGTTGAAGAAGTAGGTCCATATAAGAAAAGTTTTCTACCATGGAATAAAGGCGCATGAGTGAATGTTGTCATTTGTCCTGTACCAGCCACCTGTAACTTAGTTCCATTATCTGTTAGTCCAGTTCCAATCAGCACGTTACCATTTGAAAGAATGCGCATTCGTTCGGCAGCAGTTACATTTGTATTTGTTCTAAATATAAATCCAGCATTACCCCTAGTATCTAAATATGAATCACCAAAAAAATTATCAGCCCATAAATCAAATCCGTTTGCAGCGTTACTACTTCTTAAAAATAAACCTGCATTTGCACCATCTAATGAACTTCCAGCAGGTGCAATTTCCAATGCGATACTTGGTAAATTAGAAGCCCATCCAAAAGTTGTTGTGGGTTTTACTGTGCTTGGAGTAGCCGTGCCGATGCCTACATTGCCGTTGCCCTCAACTTTAAATAAATTTTTAGTTCTTGTTGAATCTGTGATATATAAAGCATGATTTGTTCCACTTCCTGCACCAATGTAAAGACCATAACTATTTGCATTTGAATTATAAAATACTGCTGCGTTATCTCCTGCTATTGAATTAGATATAGTTTGAAGTAATTGAGAATTTGTACCGCTTAGAGTCACGCTACTGCTGAAGGTAGCTGCTCCTGTAGATGCTATACGTAAATGTCCAGTACCAGCAGAATTTGCTAGTAAAACTAATTCCGTGTTAGTATTATCCCACCAAATATTTGCTTTACCTACAGTATTATTATTAAAAGTAATTTGAGTAAATCTTTCACCAGAATTGTCTAGACCTATTTGGTTTCCATTACCTGCTTTAATATATGTACCTCCTCCAATAACTTGTAACTTTGCTCCGTTATCAGTTGGACTTGTACTTATAACTACATTTCCGTTTTCAAATACTTTTACTTTTTCGGAATAGGTGTTGCCTGTATAAATTGATAAAGTTTGCCCTTGAATAGTTAAAGGTCTAGGACCAGTTCCAGCTAAAGATAAAATTGATTGGTCATAAATATAAATTCCATTCTTTGTGTTGCCTATTAAAGATGTACCACTAAACAAGCCAACCCCGTTAACCTCTAAGGTTGTGGCTGGTGTATTCGTTCCAATTCCAAGTCTGTCATTTGCTGCATCCCAAAATAATGTGTTCTCTCCACCAATAGTATTGGTATCTGTTCCAAAGGCTACTTGGCCTGTGGTTGTATCTCTCTAGCTGATGGGTTGACCGCTACAGTCCACGTACGATTTGCAGTCAAGTCATACGTAACGCCATTAATAGTTAATGTCCTAGCATCTGTTACAGGAGTGTACCCTAACGCTGTAGTGACATCACTGCTAGTTAACGTAACCGCACCTGTTCTAGTATTGAAGCTAGTTACGCCTCCTTGGTACTCAGGGATATTAAGAATACCTGTAACGCTGCTATAAGTAGCAGGTCCACTAGTGCCTGTTGTAGTTAGGCTGATAGCAGCTCTACTTGTAGAGGTCACCTGACCAAGTGTAGCAAACTCATTGTTGTTGACAGCATTGCTACCAATCACACGTCCCTTGAAGTTAGCAACTACGCCTGCTGGTAGGTCTGCAATGGCTCCAGTTATCGCATCAACAACGCCTGTAGTCTCTCCAACAATAATGCTTGAAGCAAACTGCTGCACTCCTGTGTTGTAAGCGTATACAGGATAACGTAATGTAGGATTGCTTGCGTAGTAGTTTAAAAGGTTTGTGTTTACAGACGCACTTACAAGTCTCTCACCTGTAACCAGTACACCTCTAAAGAATGATATAGGAGTAGTCTCTAGTCCAGTGCCACTGCCATTATTAAATGTATTTACAAAGCTCCATGTAGCCTCACCGCTTGGTGCCAACTCATTTTGATTGTAAGCAACTTTCAGGCCATAGAGGGTATCTGTACCAATTTTAAAATTAAGCACGTCACCGCCTCTAAGAATGGTCTTAAATCCAGTTATGGTTTGAGTTGTATCAAGAGTAACGTACCCACTTAAGTCAGTGCTGTAGTTGGGGATATTTAGAGTGCTACCAACTAGAGTAGAGACTCCACTAGTTCCAGTGGTAGTTAATGTTATAGCGTTCTGCTTGCCATTGAATATAGCCCAATCAGCTGAACTCAATGCTCCTCTATTCACTGCACTTGCAGTAGGAAGATTGAAGGTATGCGTTGCCGTTGCGCTTGCAATGTTAAAGTCAGTACCGCTAGTACCTACCTGAAAGTATTGAACCTGTTCAGTCAAGCCATTCAATGCAGTCACCCCCCTACTGAACGTAGTTATTACCTGACACAGATTACTGTTCTCGGTATGTAGGGTAATAGTTTTACCTGAAGTAACAACATAAATTCGTACAGCAAGTCTATCTGTTATTGTTAGTATTGTTTCAGGAACAGCAAGTGCAGAGAAGTATGGGTTAACTATAGTACCAAAAGCAATAAACTCAGGGTTAGCACTATTAGATGCAATAAGCGTAAACGTAGTTCCATCGTACTTATAAAGCTCTACATAGAACGAAGGAGTACCGCCTGAACTTGATGCATTAAAGTATGTCTCAAAGTTCCAGTTGCCAGCAGGAATTAATAATGAATTAGGGTCTCCTGCATCAGTAATAAACTGAGCAATGTATCCATCAGCAGCAATACTAAAGTCAGTCCCAGCTCCAAAAATTGGAGTCTTGTTCATCTCATAGTAAATGTTACCTCCAAATGTTCCCTGATTAACTGAGCCATTTAAGTAGTAACTTACTGATGAGCCTCCTCCGCCTCCACCTGAAGGGAAGTCAGCCAACGTACCATCACCTCTAACGTACTGAGACGCAGTTCCTGCGCCTGTTACAGAAATTGTTCCTGAGCTTGTTATAGGGCTGTTAGAGACATTAAATGCTAAAGGCATACTCAGACCTACACTTGTAACTGTGCCTACAAATTGGTCAGTATACTGAGGTATATTTAATGTGTTGCCAATTAATGTAGAGGCACCACTAGTTCCTGTTGTAGTTAAGGTCAAAGATCCTTGAGCTCCAATGTCAGCTAGTACCTCAGCCCCTGTTCTGTACTTAATTATCCCTCCATCACTTACAATAAATCTGTCTGTATCTGTGATGGCATTGATGATTGTATTTATAAACAAGTCTCCACTAATGGTTAGCTTATGACCAGTCTCTACAGTACCAGTTCCTAGAATCATATTGCCATTAGCAAAAATTCTAGACACCTGAGTACCTCCAATAGATTGGATTACCAACCCATCAGTGTAGCTATGTATGGTTGACCTCGGAGAACCGAAGTTGTTCATTTGGATGGTATAAGCGTAAGCCGTACCATTACTATTCGTAAAAACTACTGTTCCACCTGTAGCACTATTGTACTGGAAGTTAAATGTATCAGCAGCATAAGACAGTGGGCTATTAATTAATGAAGTAGAACTTCCCCACATCGGTAGCGTATTTGGCGTACCACTACCACTAACCTTATTGTTAAAGGTGTTCCAGTCTACACTCGACAGATATCCATCTGTTGCCGCTCCAGACTGTGTAATGCCTATCACTCCTGCTACAAAAGTCAATGGAGCAGTTACTGATATTGCCCCCTGCTTTCCATTAAATGTATTCCAATCGGTCGAACTCAGATATCCATCTGTTGAGGCACCAGCCTGCGTAATCCCAATTGTGCCAGAACCTGTAATTGTACCCCCTGTAAGGGGTCCAGTTGTGGCAATTGACGTAACTGTACCTACGTTCCACGTTCTATTCGCAGTGAGGTTAAATGTTACCCCATTAATCGTTAATGTAGTGGTGTTTAATGCACCATCTGTAATCCCGTATCCAGCTAATGTGGTAGGAGTACCGGTAATCTTAGTCCATGCCAGTGAAGTAATCCAAGATGGGTTAGCATAGGTCTGGTCTGTACGTACATCACCTACAGTCCATGACCTATCCGCAGATAAGTTGTATCCAACCCCATTAATAGTAAGCGTTCTTGTTGTAGGAACAGCACCAACATCACTAGCAGTAAGCACAACAGCACCTACGTACCCGTTGACACTTACTACATCCCATTCAAATTAGTATTACCTGCCACATTAACCACGTAGTAGTGTCCTTGAACACCTACTGAACTCTGTAGAAACGGATTGTTCGTAGCTGCATTCCAAACGCCTTGATATTCAACCCCACCTGCCAGTGCATTGATTTGGTTTTGAACCTTACCAAATGCTTGCAAGATGGTGTCTGTAGATACTACAGTGCCACCTGTTACGTTAAGACCTGTTAATATCTTACCTATTACAGCACTGTTGCTTAAAGTAACAGTCGCATTGCCAGGGCCAACCGCAGTTGCTTCTCCAGAAAGTTGTGTGATGTAAGCTCCCTGTGCCTGATACTGTGGGATGTTAAGAGTCTTGCCAACATAAGTAGCAGCACCGCTAGTACCTGTAGTGGTTAATGTATCAATTGTATTAAGATCCCATGATCTGTTGGCAGACAGGTTATATGTTACGCCATTAATTGTAAGCGTTCTTGTCTGTGGTGTATAAGCAGTACTATCTAGACTACCATCAGCCTTTACAAACTGTGTAGCAAGACCCCCTGGTATAATAAAGGAAGCAGCAGTAATGCTAAATGCACCAAGATTAACATTGCCAGTGGCACCAACATAAGGTACAAACCCTTGACCAATTAGTCCACCAATGTCACCTATGGAAAAGTTTTTGGTCTCATTGAGATTTTCTACATCCGTACCTATCAACAGATCGTTGAGAGTAGGTATAGAGACAATGGGGTATGTACTTATCTTTGCCATTTGCTATTAAGTAATTGAACAAATATACTAAAGATTAATGTAAGAAGTCTTGCCATTAATGCGA